ACTTCGATCCAGATCAAGATCTGTCCCCAGAGGAGTATCGACTCAAGCTAGAGTGTTATAGTGATGAGGATCTCATTAATGAGACCTCAGTCGATGAGCATTTCACAATCCAACAATTCATGGAGACCTGGACATGACTTACGAAGCAGAAGTACAATTTAAGTTTGATGCTACGTTCACTCCCACCTATGGGACATCATCCTGGACTGATGATGACTTCATTCCTGAAGAGCATTATCTGATCACAGCACCAGCAGCAGATCTCAACTGCAAACAGTATTTTAAACTATTTGAGAAGTTCATGCTATGTGTAGGCATGGACCCACAATCTATTCGTTCTGCTGCTATGTCATTGGTATTCAATGATTGTGTGCGTGAGGAAGATCAGCGTAAAGTATGTGCTGAGTATGAATTGACCATGGATGAGGACCTGGAGAAGAAATACCAGGACTTCAAAGAGCGTGATGCTCAATGGGCAAAGATGAATGCTCAATATGAGAAGAACTTTGGTAGTGAACCGAAGATCAAAGGTGATTTTGTTGATAGTGCTGATGGAGTAGCATGATGATTAGTAAGAACTGGGATGTAATGAACAAGTTGGAAGAGTCATTCTCCAACATTACCGCAATCAGTTTTATGTTAGAAGAACTGACTGAAGCAATGGACAACAATCGTATGGATGCTGCCCATGATATTGCACATGCACTGAATGCTTTCATGCCAGTATATACTGACAACTGGGATCGAAACTTCAAGAAAGCATGGGATGAGGTGGTGAAAGATGACTGAAGAGTACGGACACATTTCTGATGCATTTGATATGCTACCAGAAGAAGACATCCAACAACCAAATGGAGATTTCCTAAAGAACTATCCTGATGTCACCCGTGTTGAAGTGATTACTAGTGAAGGAAGAGAGTTTGTGAGATATGAATGCTCTAATGTTCAAGTATCACTTCAGGATGACGGACAAACACTCAAAGTATTTCTCTTTACGACTTATGACTGACGAACAAATTAAAATGCTCCGTCGTCTCATTCAAGATGAGATTGAAGTCGCTGGTGTTGATGGATTTGAACACGGCGTATGGGGTTATATGGATAGTCAATTAGACAAACATTGGAAAGAGTTTCAGGAGAGTTTCAATGACTGAACATGAGATAGGATTTAAAGAGTTTCGTAATGGTGTAGCAGTTACTCTTGGTATTGTTGGTTTTGGCATGTTAATCATTGCTGGACTAGCAATGAACGATAAACCAATCGATGAATCATCTTTTGAGGTGGTTGACAAATACAAAGAGTGTGATATTGTAAGATATGCTCCTAATCAGGCAGCAACATACAAGTATTTCCTTTATTGCGAGAAGAACAAATGAGTATCCCACATTTTAAATCTGGTCATGACTGGGAAGCATTTACCCAAATCTTTGATCAACAATGGCATTGTAAGCGAGCACTGCTGAATCGTGTCAAGGATGATCTCTTCCCTAATACATCCTGGAACGGACTCACATCTGGACACATGGAAGTCATCAATGACATTGTATCCAATCTTTTATATGAGTGTGAGCGTCAGTTTGTAGAAACACATCAAGATTACAAGAGAGATGATGATGACATCTTCATCCCCTACCGCTCTTTCAAAGAGAATGTTACAGAAGCACTCAAAGAGGCACTGAACGCTCAGAAGGAGTGCCCTCCATGTGATACAATTGCATGTGCAGACCACCTTGCTGACGACTAATGGCAAAGAATCTTGACAACATCCCACAGGGCACATGTGTATGCTCTGCATGTAACACTCGTAAAGACAACGTAGAATTTTCTTGGTATGCCAATCGATTTACAAAAGATGGTTATCGTCTACGTGTTAACACATATTGTGATACTTGCAGCACTCGTATTAGTAAGGAACTCGCTAATGTTAAAAAGACGATCCTGAAACAGCATCCACGCCCTGCATATGGAGATAACTGTGCCATATGTGATAAACCAGTGTATAAGAACAAAGCATCCGTACCTGATGGTGTAGATGGCACATGGGGATGGCAATGTGACCATGACCATGACACTGGAGAGTTCAGGGGATGGTTGTGCAAGAAGTGCAATACGGGTATGGGAGCACTGGGTGATGATCTTGAGTCATTGCTCCGTGCTGTACAATACCTTGCCAAGCAAGATGACCTAGAATTCTATACTGTATGGAATGGTGGACGCAACAAAATTGCGTCAAAGGTCAATAAAGAATATTTAAAACGCGGAAACTGAATACATACTATTATGAAACCAAACATTCAAGAGTATTTTAACTACCGTTACGACGGTAGTAACAACCTAACGTTCACTATTCACCATGAATTTGTGAAAGAGTTGAAGTGGCAGGATGCAGATCTTGAATTATCATTCGGTGGTATCACCAAAATGAACGATTGGGGATCTGACGTGCGCTTGACAATCCAGCAAAAAAGACCTAAGATTTAAACTGTTCAACCACGTTCACGGAGTTTCCACCATGTACACACGAGTAATCGATCGAAGCGTCTACTACGTTGATGATTTTGGTTATGAGACCACATTTGAGTGCGATCATAACGAAGAAGGATGGTATGTTGAACTATCTTTCAGCGATGGTGGATATGATGTGTACGGACCATATCATTCAAAGGAGGAAGCATCCTGTGTTTTTTGATTCAACTTATGATTTGTTTGACGAGAAAGCAGCAGAGGAAGCACATAAGTGTGCAATGGAACTAGAGAAACGTGCTGCTGAACTAGAAGTGACTGTGGACTATTTTATTGAGGAGTTTGACATCGATGAATTCAACGTTTGAACTGACACCACAAGAACTGTCCATACTCATTTCGTCAATGCAGTACATGACAGGACGTGAAGAGGCACAATCAGGACCACCCACTGCGGTCTCTCGCCTCTATAATAAATTACATACTCGTCATGAGTATCTGCTCCGCATTCAACAGCATTATGAACACGACGTTTGATCAAGACATGGTGTTTGCTCCGCTTCCCATGAAGAAACCAGCAGCACCAACTATGCAAAAGCATAAAGATAGTAAGCATCCATGGAAACTGGTGCTGATCAAGGACAATGGTGAGAAACTCATCAGGTTCTGCAGTACCAAGAAACATGCACTTGCTGTGGGTCGTGCAGTTCATAATGCAAAGACCCGTCCTACCAAGATGTTTAGCGTTACAAAGGCATGATTAGCATGAAAGTAAACAATCAAGAGGGTGAACCAATCGAAATGCAACCAGGAACTAATATTTGGTCTCCACGAACAGAGATCAATGCTATCAAAGCAGCATTGAAGAAAGATCATCTGTATAATGATGAGGAACTGAGACATCTCAAGTCACGCTTGCGTGATATGTACATTGTCAACAAACAACTCAAGCGAGGTAATGGATTTGGCAGAGCATCCTGAGATTGCAGAGTGTCATTGGTATGATGATACATTTCGTGTCTACAAACGTCGCAGTGGATTGTATTCTAGTGTGACAAAGGAAGGACGAGAACTCTTGACAGGATTAACTGAAGAGAGTATTGTACACATGACCCGTTGGTATCTTAAATGTGAACAGGACGGGACATTAGAAGAAAATTCACGAATCGTCGGTGATGCCACCGTAGGAGGAAAACTATGACTACCAAAAGACAATTCATTGACAAGAACGGAAACACATGGGAATGGGATGAAACTCCTGATACCTTAAAAGCGATTCAACGTCTACATGATGACTATCGCAAGATCAACGCTCAGACCCCTCCAGAAGACCCTACAACCACCCTCTAACCCTGATTATGTACGAAGACCTCACTAACGAATCATTTGAAGCAGATGGAGAGTTCTGGGAAAGTATTCAAGTACCCTGGGACGACTATGATGACTACTTGCCCAAAGAAGAACTAAATACAACTTCTTCTTACGAGTACGATGACCCCACAGAAGGAAACGATGTATTCATTGAATAACGAACACGCCACATTAATTCGTAATTTATTACACAATGAGCGACTCCAATACGAATACTGTGACTACAAAGGCACAGACGCAGTGTACTTCAAGACCATTACCGAAGCGATTGCCCGTATGGAACACCCCGAACAGTTTGCAAGAATTGAAAACGGGTGATGTAGTATTACATGAAGGACAACTTGCTAAAGTCACTTTTACTAATCAACTCTATGTGGTCGTTACGCCAAAAGATATGCAATATGGCGTCCTTGTTTTCCCAGAATTCCTCAACCGTGTCCAATTCTTATCTTGATGAACTAGATGATTACCTACCACAATTCCTATCAGGTAATCTATCTGTTAAAGAACAAGTAGATTTCATTCAAACTGTTATTGATTTTGATCTACAAGACAGATACCAATTACACTCTGAGTGTAAATACTTTGTATTAGAAGGTATGTGTTACGAAGTCCCCCTACCATGACTAACAAAGTTCCACCAGCATATTACACCACAGTATCCAATGGATTCATTCAATTACGTTCATCCCAAAGATCTGGTGTAATACAAACATTTGGTAATAATATTGCAACTGCAATTGTACAAGGTGATCAGATAGTAGCAACATCTACTAAAGGTATTACTTACATTTACCAAATAGCAAACAACTATGCAGTATTAAAGAAAACCTTTTGGAGATGAATTTATGAAGTTGAGATTTTGTGTGGTATGTGGCACTAATAAGAATTTAGAGCATCATCATATCAAACCTATTGTTATGGGTGGAACTGATCATCAACATAACTTCCTTACATTGTGTACTGAACACCACTCTATGATTCATCAGATAAAACCAGGATACTGGAATGAAATGAGGAGATTAGCAAAAGAAGGAAGACGTAAAGCACAAGAATCTGGAGTAAAGTTTGGAAGGAAGAGATCTTACACTCCATCTCAAGCAGATGAAGTTGTAAGTAAACATATTGATGGGAGTGGAATGGGAACAATTGCAAAATCATTGGGAATGACTAGATCAATGGTTCAAAGAATTCTCAGAGAATATAAAAGAGGTATGTACAAATGAAGTATGTGGTATTATTCCAAAGACCAGGACGAGTAGCAAACATGGATGAATGGTTTGATACTCAATGGGATGCGGAGAGAAGGTGTGAAGAACTACAATCAATGTTTGATTGGTTGTATGAAAGGAACAATAAAGTAGAAGGACCATGTAAGGTATGGGTCGAATCAGTACCTATG